ATCATTTGGAGCTCTAGTTAAAAGTTCTATTTTTGTCTTTTAATTCGCGAATTTAAAAAATAATAATATGGCAACAGTAAATGTAACTTTGTCTCTTTCTAGTACAGACTTGTTTGCAAAGCAGACATTAAGTTTTACAGAAACTGACTCATTATCTCCTGCGGGAGACCAAAAAGTCGTGGGCCGAATATACACAACAGGTTCAGGAACAAAAGATAATCTCATGACAAAAGCTCTAGACGGAACAGACGATCGAGCTTATGTCTTTCTACGTAATTTAAGCAGCACTACTGGAGAATATGTAAAGGTAAGTTTATGCGCTACTCACGGTACAGACTCGGCATCAGGTGACTGGTTTGCAGTATTAGGGCCTGGGGAGTTTTTATTTATTCCTACTTCTAATATGCAAGATTTAGATGTAGAGGCGGCCGCAGGAAATCCTATAGTTGAGTATATCGTAGTAGAAAAAGCAGCATAATTTAAAAATATTTAAGACATGGCAGACGCAACTTTAAATGTAACATTTAGTATATCTAGTACAGATCTATTTGATAGTATTAATCTATCAAAGACTATAACAGACGCACTAACTATAGACGGAGATAATCGTCAAGGATTAACTACCGTAAAAACTTCAACTTCCTATCAAAATTTAACACTTGAAAGTCTTTCAGGTAGTACTGGAGGAGGTAAGAAAGCTTACGTATATATTAAAAACACTGATTCAACAGATGATTTAATCTTAGCAGATGACGGATCTCAAATCTTTTCTAAGCTATCGCCAGGTGAATTTTGTTTCTATCCTTCAGCGGATAACACAACAATTCAAGTTAAATCCTCAGCTAACACTCCTATTTGTGAGTACTTGCTTTTAGAGGTAGATTAAATTTTTAAACTAATAGATTAAATTTTATATAAATAAAAGAAATAGTATATGAGCCATCCTAGTACGCCAATATTATTACCATTTGATCAGAGAATGTTTAGGGTTATTTTAACTCTAGGGAGTGACGATATATTTGAAAAACTCCCTTTTGAGTTTACTGAAGAGATGAATGCTCTAGCGAATGGATCTCAACACGTTGTAGGGCATCTAAGATGTTCTGGCCCTGGAGTTAAAGATAATTTATGTACTAAGGCTCTTGGAGGTGTGAATGATCGAGCATATCTATTTATAACGAGCCAAGCGACAAATGGAGCATATATAAAAGTAAGTTTATGTAGTACCCATGGAACTGATTCTGCATCGGGAGATTGGTTTGCAGTTTTAGACCCCTTTGAGTCTCTATTCATCCCCATTTCAGATATGCAGGATATAGATATAGAAGCTAGTGAGGGTAATCCTAATGTAGAATATTTTGTCTTTCAGAAGAGAGATTAATTTATAATTTTAGAATATCATGGGCATAAAAATAGGTAAATTACATACAAGTTTACAAGTTTGGTACTATCCTACAGGTTCCTCTGCTAATTCCTTTCCTACAGTAGAAATAGCGAAAAGCGGCAGTGACCCCAGTATAGATCACGATAAAATTAATACAGTAACAGGTTCTGATAGACAAGGATTAACTGTTGCAGAGATTGGCACTAGTTATCAAGCTATTTCGACAAGTCCTTTTACGGGAACATCTGGGGGAGGTAAAAAAGCTTATGTATATATAAAGAATCTGTCAGGCGGCCCTGATGTAATTATAGCAGATGATGGGGGCCAGATATTTGCCAGATTAGATGTTGGGGAGTTTTGTTTTTACCCTTCCGCAGACAATGTAGGTGTACAAGTTAAAAGTTCAGAGGGGACTTGCACTATAGAATATATGTACTACACTCAAGTATAAATAAGAGTTATATATGGCATACGTAGATTTTCCTAGGCAAAAATTAAGCCGTAGAAAGAAAACCCAGAAATGGGGGGAAGAGTGTATAGAAGCAGGACTAGGCTTAGTAGGTATTTATGACCATACAAGACGTAGCTCTAGAACTAAAAAGAAAAGAAACTACGATTTATATAATGGTAAGTTCGACAAAAAAGATCTAGAATATGTAACAGATCCTTTAGGGATGGGGGGCGCTGAACTTCCAGCCACTCTTCAATACTATGATATAGTGTCTCCAATTTTTAATTTATTATTTGGAGAAGAATCTAAACGAGCCTTCACTGTTATAGTAAGATCTATCAATGAAGAGGCTATTTCAGGAAAAGAAAACGAAAAGAAACAAGCAATTGTTGGTTACTTCCAACAACTAATCCAACAATCTTCTGAGCAATTTATGCAAGGGCAGCAACCTCCAACTAATCAAGAGGAAGCACAGCAAATGCAACAAGCCGCTCAAGCTAGTATTCCCGATGAATTAAAAAGAATTCAAAAGTATTTTGAATATGATTTTCAAGATATGAATGAATCTATAGCAAATAAGCTTTTAAATTTTCTAGAACGAGATCAAAGTTTAAAAATAAAATTTGCAAAAGGATGGGAGGATGCATTACTTGCTGGAGAAGAGATCTACTGTGTAGAAGAGGTTTCTAATGAGCCCACTGTAAGAAGAATTAATCCTTTAGAGTTTTATTGTCTTCTCCCGCATAATGAAGATTATGTAGATAATGCTGATGTTATAGTTGAAGACACTTACATGTCTATCAATACTGTAATAGATAGTTTCTACGAAGAGTTAACTCCCACTCAAATAGATAAGCTAGAAAAAGAGCATGGGCAAAGAGATTCCATGGACAGTAAAAGCTTATTAAATTATCCAGCTCAAGAAAAACTATTTATAGAGAATAGGGAAACAGATAGTAATGGTCTTGGTGTTGGCAGTTATTACGATCAAGATGGGAATATTCGTATAAGTAAAGTAGTATGGAAGTCCATGCGTAAAATAGGAAAACTTACTTATATCGATGAACTTGGAATGCCTCAAGAAACTATTGTAGATGAATCTTATAAAGTAGATGAAACTTTAGAAGAGTCTATAGACTGGTTATGGGTAAGCGAATACTGGGAAGGCACAAAGATTGGAGAAGATATTTATTTAAACGTACGAGTGAGACCGCAACAATTCAGACACATGGATAATTTATCTACATGTAGTTCTGGGTACGTAGGTACAATTTATAATGCAAACAACTCTCAATCTGTATCTCTTATGGACAGATTAGTACCGTGGATATATATGTATATTACACTATGGTATAGACTTGAACTTGCTATTGCAGCTAATCAAGGTAAAATTGCACTTATAGATTTATCACTAATTCCTGATGGATGGGAAATAGAAAAGTGGATGTATTATGCTCAATCAATGAAGTTCGGATTTGTGGACTCATTTAATGAAGGTAAAAAAGGACAGTCCACTGGTAAACTAGCTGGGAACATATCTAATCAGAATAAGGTTATTGATATGGAAACTGGTAACTTTATACAACAACATATTCAATTATTAGAATTTACAGAGCAGAAGTTAGGTAATCTTGCAGGAGTTACTCCTCAAAGAATGGGGGCAATATCTAATTCAGAGCAAGTAGGTAACACTGAAAGAGCTGTTGTACAATCTTCACATATTACAGAAAAATGGTTTGAGATTCATAATCAAACTAAAGTAAGGGTGATGGAATGCTTATTAAATGTAGCAAAAGATACTTACCGCGGAAAATCTAAACGTCTTCAATATATGACGGATGATTTGGCGAATGTGTTCTTTAATATAAATGGAGATGAGTTTGCAAACTCAGAGTATGGATTATTTGTTTCTAATTCTGCTAAAGATAATATGGCAATAGAAGCTCTTAAGCAACTTACTCATGCAGCTCTTCAAAACGATAAAATGTCATTATCAGATGTGGTACAAATATACAACGCAAGTTCTCTTGCAGATTTACGACGAAATCTTAAAACTTCTGAAGCTGAGGCCCAACAAAGACTTGAGCAGCAGCAACAGCAACAGCAGCAAATACAAATGCAACAAATGCAAGTGCAACAGAAAGCAGAAGAGCAAAAAATGCAAATAGAACAAGCTAAACTACAGCTTGAGCAAGAGAAAGAAAATAGAGAAGATGCTCGAAACTCTGATGATAACCGTACTAAGGTAGAGGTTGCTATGATTGCTGCGCAGAGTAAATCAGAGGACAGAGACGTTAATAATAACGGAATACGAGATGATATTGATTTGGCTAAATTATATCTTGAAAGAGAGAAATTAGCCGAGAACTCTAGACAGAGTGCGCAGAAACATGAACTCGAAAGAGAGAAAATTGCATCTAAAGAGAAACTAGAAAAAGCTAAAATTAGTAAAATGGGTAAAAAATCTAATCTGTAAAATTATATTTTAGCTATAAAATAGAAATAATTTCAGCAATACTACCGTGACAAGGTATTGCAGACTAATTTAAATTAATTATTTTTGTCACTTAACAAATAAAATTCTATGGCAATAGGAGAAGATAACATTTTAGAAGGATTGGATTTAAGTGTGCTAGATAGCATCATTACAAGTCCAAAAGCAGAGGAGACGCAGACAAAATCTGCAAGTGAAGAAACTAAAACAGAAGAAGATCCTGGCATTTTTAACCCAGAGTTAAAAATACAAGAGGTTGAAGAACTTCCAGAAGTAGAGGAGAAATCTAATGAACCGCAAGGAGAAAATATTAAAGAGGATTCGGAGGAGCAAGTTTCAGAAACACCTGAAGCAAGCGATACTGAAGAAGTGGACGATGAGCCCGCTCTTAAAGTATTTGCACAAATCCAACGCGACAGTGGATTAATAGACTTTAAAGATGAAGAGTTTGAAGACTCTGAAGAATGGTTACTTGAAAAAGTTCAAGCAACAATTGATAATAAAGTAACTGAGTATAAAGAT